CGTTCTTTAAACCAACCTCTGCGGCCTGCGCTTCCTTTAGCGGATCAACCCATTCCCATCCCGGAGCAATCCATGAGACGTTTGTCCAATAACGCTTATTCTCATAAAATGTTTCGGCCATGATCTGACGGCTAAGATACGCTTCCTCTAAAAGCATTTCCCAAACCGGCTGGCAGAGTTTTCGAGCGAGCCACTCCTGTCTCATCCTAAAATATCTGCGCGCCTCAAGTAACGCTGCCCGGGCGCTTGAATAATTTGTCTTTGAGAAATCCTTTGCCACCAACTCATACGGCAGGCCCAGGGCGGCAGAGATGGCTTTTAATATCCTTTCCACAAACGGCTCAAAAGTAGCCCCCGGCCTTTGCGGATTAAACGAGGTAATGTTTTCTCCGGGCAGAAGATGTTTAATCATCCCCGGCTCTAATGACTCAATAAGCTGCCCAGAAGAATTTTTGTCATAAGCGGAATTAACTGCCACATCCATTGATGCTTCCGAAGTAATAAAGAGAGAAAAGCACGCTGCTATCCTCGCCGCTACAAGCTCGGCCTCGGCGTATTCTGCTAAATCCTTGAAATAAGTCAGGACCGGCGCAAAGAACGGAACACCCCTTGTCTGTCCTGAGCGCAAAACGAAATACAAATGAAAAATATTCCTTCGGCTGTATTCGTTCTTAACAGGTATCTCGACAAACTCTCTTTCTCCCCTTTTTGTAAACCTGATATCTCCGGGATGCGTCTTCTGAATGAAATATGAAATCGGCTCGCCTTTCTCACCAATTCGCACGCCTGACCTTATAGATTTATCCCCCTGCATGCCGGGCGGGGTATCGAGCCGGTCGGATTCGATAATCTGCAGCGCCAAAGAATAAGGCCTGCCGGACTCTTTAAGCATCTTCGGGATAATGATCGCTTCGCCATTTTCTAAAATCTGCCTATCCACCAGCTGCTGGATTTCATAAAAGTCCATGCGGTTTCCGGCATCAGCAAAAGGAAGCCAGTCCTTCCAAACTCTTTCAGCCTGTTTTTGAAAACTGCTCCCAGCCGCGTCATCTATACCCAGTAATTCTTTATCAATTCTTGACTGCGGCCTTATCCCTGAACCGACAACATTTGTAGTCATGGTGCCGGTGATCCCTGAAGCATGCGCGTCGTTGCGGTTTAAGTCTCGGCTGCGCTCGCGGATATCTTTTAATTCCGGCAGTAAATCCTCATCTGCTGAACCGCCTCCGGGAAGCCAGCTAGATCTAAGCCTTGACCTTGAAGCGCCCTTGTAAGAACTAAACGATTCTGAAATATTGATAGCCTGCCGGAACATGCGTCTCTTAAAACCGGCTTTGGGCGAGAAAAAGGAAATAATATCATCAAGCCTGCCTGCCAGTTTTTCAGCGATGCTTTTTTTCATGACGGATCCTTAAAAGAGGCGTATGTTGTGCGGTCTGACGTAGGAGACATTTCCTTCTTGAGCTGGTCGCGCATTTGTTTGAGATCTGTGATATCGCGATAAGTCATAGTCCTGCCGTTTATGGTGTATGACTTCACGCCTGAACTTAAACCATTGATAGCGGTCTCAATAGCATCGAGCATTTCCTGTTTTGTAGGCGCACTCACAATGCACTCCTTTTTTGCCCAATAAAAAAGCCCGCTACCGCCGTGCACGGTAACGGGCTTAATAAAACTATTGGGGCGCTGTAAAGGCGGCCAACCTTTAGCGCAAGATTCTTTAACTCTATATTACCTAAAACCCTATAATTGACAAGATAGTCGTTACTACAAATTAGTAAAAACTATCCGTCATCCTCAGCCTCAACAGATTTGAAATTATGGCCGCATTTTTGGCAGATATGATATCTGACCGGCGGATGGCTGGAATAACATTTAATATCTTTGCTTTTGCACTTGGGGCATTTTAGGGGAATAAATCTGACGCCGTAATCTTTTGATTCATTCTGCGGCCTGCCGCCTAAATTTCTTTGCGGCTCAATAGCGTCGTTACGGTTTACATTTTTCAGCCAGTTAGGTTTTCTCTCAAGCCATCGCCCCATTAAAGCCAAGACCCTTCCCTTTTTCTTATCCAGCCTTCCCTTGAATGCCCTTGATCCTTAGCCTTTGGCTGATAAACTCTGGTGGCATCGTCTTTGCGGATATTTAAGGCACGAATGATATCCGCAGCAGCTAAAGCGTAAACCTCAGCATCAAGAAAGTGATTTGCTGAGGCTTCTTTCTTCTTCTGCCAAACTTCTTTCGCCCTACCGGTTGTGCGGTTGCGTATCAATATCTTGTGCTCAGAAGTAAACTGAGTGAGGTACTCCTCACTTGGATTTTTAAAGATGTGCCACTTAACCGGATCCCGAGAAGTAACAAGCCGGTTGATTTTGTCTTTATACTGCGTCACATTTAAATGCCACAAGACAAGGCCTCCGGGAATAACTGCACCGGTGCGCGAATTGATGTCTATTTTGTTTGCGCGGTAAAATCTGCCCCCGCTAATTTCTTCAACTCCCTTAATTGCCTTTGTCTTATCGGCCCAGTGCCGACAAAAACGATACACCTCATCAGTCCGGAATCCTGAATCAACGCATGACATATAAATACTAAGAGTTTCATCTGAAGTTAATCTCTTGTATTCCGTCTTAAACAGGGCTTCTACCAGGTCATCCCAATATTCAACTCTTCCTGCGCGGATAAGCCATGATTCCTCATAATATCCCCAGCCGCGTATTACAAAATAAAAGTGATCCTTCTGCACGTCCACGCCAGCGGTTAACACCAAAACCTCATCCGGAACAACTCCCTCATCATAGTCCCGAGAAAGGTTGCGTACTTTATCTACTGTTGTCTCCTCGATTTTCTCTTCCCAAACTTCTGCCAGCCAGGAATTGACGAAATTCATTAGAAGCTCGATATAGTCTTTTGACTTTAAGAACTCGGCAGCGATATCGCTCCAGGTAAGCCAAGGAGAATAAAGAGAGCTTACCCAAAACCCGCGGTTTCTGCTTTTCTCTTTCTTCTCTGGGATCCATTCGCCGCTTAACATTATCTTCTGCTTCTGCGAGTCTTCTATCTTCTTGCCGCAATAAAAACATTCATACCATGCCAGCCGCTCGTTTTTAATCCTCTCGGGAGAAGACTCCTCTCTCGGCCATTTGATTTGACCGAATACCAAAACTTGTAATTTTCCGCAATGAGGGCAAGGAACGTAAAACCGCCTTTGGTCTGATTTCTCATATTCCCTGAAGATATACCCTTCGCGCGTAGTAGGCGTTGAAACTTTAATCGTCTTTTTATTCCAAAATGTCTTCTGCCTTTCTGAGGCAAGCTTTATCGGATCGGCTTCGCGGCCAGAAAACTTTGGATACTTGTCCACCTCATCCAAAAAGAGATACCTAATAGGCCTTGATGCAAGGTCAGCTGGAGAATTAGATCCTGCGAAATATAGAATCATGCGGTCAAAGTGATATTCGAGTTTCGTGATATCATCGAGATTCTCAGGAAGATATTTATTTAATATAGGGGAAACTTCAATCATTGGACGGACTCTATTATACGAAACGCTCTTTGCATCATCGGCCCGCGGTGAAACCATAAGCGTCGGTCCCGGGTCCTGGTCAATGACATAACCCAGCATGTTATACATTGCCTCTGTCTTACCGACTTGAGATGCAGCCATGACTGTTATTTCATCGACAAACGGATCCGTGAACGCATCCATGATTCCTTTTAAGTAGGGCGTTCTTGTTGTTGACCATTGCCCGGGCTCTGCGGAAGTCTTCACGTCAAGCCGCCTGAATGTATCCGCCCATTCGCTCACCGTCATCTTGTTCGGTAGAACCCATTCCTCCGCTGCATAAGGCAGGACGGTATTAACTATTGCTCTGGCTATCTTTATCCCCACTTTTCACTCCTGCAAACTGATTGATGATATAGCGAAGCTCCGCATCCAGCATCTCGCAAATGACCTTTGGCTCTTGTTGATACAATTTAGGCGCAATGTATTTCGGTAATCTCAAGAAACCTGCCTTAATACCCCTGATCTGATTTTTGATTAATGAAGCGTGATCTGCGAAAGGAATAAGCTCGCCTTCTTTTTGCTTTAATTCAAGTTCGCTTAATTTGGCGCGGTTCTTGCGGTATTCGTTTTCCCAGTAATCTTTGCTGCCGTCTTCGGGATTTTGCGAAGCATAAAACCACTTAAAGACATCACTGACCTTAAAACGATAGATTTCCCCTTGTGAATCCCGGATAACCGGCAGCCCTTGCTTTATGTAACGCCGGACCATACGAGGTGATTTTTCTAAGAATACTGAAATTGTTCCAAGGTCAACCGTCCCGTCAAGTATATTACTTTCTTTTCTCTGTTCGGACCTTTCAAACTCCTCGAGCTCCTTAAGCTCCTTGGCGGACAGCGTCCCGCGCTGAAGCTTCTCAACCAGGGAAATGTAGCGTTTCTTTCGGGCGATCTCTATTAAGTTCTGGCCT